AAATCACACCCGCCGTTCCCGTCAGACCGGCCTTCCGCAGATCAAGAAGGTCATTTACAGCGGCCCCAAGACAATCATTCTGTGGGCCGACAACACCAAAACCATTGTTTCTTGTGGGGAAGCGGATTCCTATGACTACTATTCCGGTTTCTGTGCCGCTGTGGTCAAGAAACTATTCGGTTCCACCACCCACGCCAAAAAGGTTTTGGGTGATTCCATTCAGATCAATGATTAACCTGTTCCAGCACCAACAACAGGCCCTTGATGAAACCGAGGGAAAAAACCGGGTGGCCTATTACCTTGATATGGGCCTTGGGAAAACCTTTGTTGGTTCCGAAAAAGCCCTGAAGTTGAACAGCCGTGTAAATCTTCTGGTGTGTCAATGTTCAAAGGTTCAAGACTGGATTGAACACATGACGGAAAATTACGCCATGAACCATTGTTGGATGATTTATGACATGACCAAGAAAAATGAATTTGATTGGTTCATGAAGGCCGCAATGGAAGTTGATAACCCGGATCGGATTTGTGGCGTGATTAACTACGAACTGACTTTCAGGCGGAATGTGCTGAAAACCCTGACCGGCTTCACGCTGATGTTGGATGAAAGTTCCCTGATCCAGAACGAGAACGCCAAACGGTCAAAGTTCATTCTTGGGCTGAAACCGGATAATGTGATCCTTCTGTCAGGCACCCCCACGGGCGGCAAGTATGAAAACCTGTGGAGCCAATGCCAACTGTTGGGGTGGAAGATTTCAAAAGAACTGTTCTGGAAGCAGTACATTCAAACGGAATGGGTTGAAACCGATGGATTTTGGCGGCAACAGATTACCGGCTATAAGAATGTTGACCGGCTGAAGCTGAAGCTGGCCGAACATGGGGCCGTTTTCATGACTACCGAACAGGCCGGAATCAGCCTTCCAAAACGGAACTGGATCAAGGTCAAAACCCGCCCTTCACCCCTTTATTGGAAGTTCTGGAATGATCGCTATATTGCGATTGACAGCGCCAACCTTGGTGAATTTGAACTGGATGCGGATTTCTACGGTTCCAATGCCCATTGTGAACGGGAATTGATCGGTGATACCAGTTTGACCCGCCGCCTTTACGCCCGTCAGCTTTGCGGCCTATATAACCCGGCCCGTTATGAAGCCTTCCGGGATTTGGTGAACAGCACGGAAGATCGCTTGATTGTGTTCTATAACTTCACGGAAGAAATGGAACGCCTGAAGGGGATTGCCAAGGGCCTGAACCGGCCTGTGTCTGTTCTTTCCGGTGAAGAAAAGAACTTGGATGCTTACCGCTACCAGCATAACAGCATTACCTTCATTCAGTATCAAGCCGGTGCAATGGGCGGCAATTTCCAGCTTGCCAACAAAATCATTTACTTCAGCCTTCCCCAAGGTTCGGAATTGTGGGAGCAATCCCAAAAGCGTATTCACCGCCTTGGGCAAGAACGGCCCTGTTTCTATTACCTGATGATCTGTCCGGGAACGGTTGAAGAAGATATTCTTTTCACTTTGGAAATGAGAAAGGACTATACCGATGAACTATTCAGAAAGTATGAGCAAGCGGCAACAGCGCCGCAAAGCCCTTAACCAGCGGTTCAGGCGGATGTTCCTTGTGGCCCTTCTGATGGGCCTTGCAATGGGGTTTATATTTGGGCGCTGTTCTGCTGTCAACAGCAAGGCCCCGGATGCCCCCATTGAACCGGATCAGCTTACCGCCGTGACCCCGGATGTGACCTTGGAGCCGGTGGAAACTCCGCTGGTGGAAGAACCCGCCGAACCTGAACCGGTGCTGTTGGGCAGTTTCAGAATTACCGCCTATTGTTCCTGTGAAAAGTGTTGCGGCGAATGGGCCAAGAACCGGCCCAACGGCATTGTGTATGGTGCCGCTGGTGTGGAACTGAAAGCCGGTGTTTCCTGTGCTTCCCCGCTTCCCTTGGGAACCGTGGTGGAAGTGGAAGGCTTGGGTGAATACATCGTTCAGGATCGCCCCGCCCAATGGGTGATTGACAAATACGGTGAAAACCAGATCGACATTTATTTTGACAACCATGAAGCCGCTTCCGCCTTCGGCCTGAAGCAGTTGAATGTTTATCTGAAAGGAGAACCCGAAAAATGATCAAATGTGAAAATGCTTGCCCCCGTGGAAAATTTGATGGGTGTTGCCACAAATGCCCGGATTTCCACACTTGTCCTGATTCCTGTCAGGAAAACCCGAACGCCTGTGGTTCGGCCACCTTCGATGAAGAAACGGCCCTTCAGGAGTTCAAGAACACCCAGCTTGCCACCTTGAACGCCATTGCTTCCCTGACCGCCCACAAGAAGGCCATTGAGGAACAGGAAAAGGAAATGAAGGCTAAGTTGTATGAAGCAATGGTGAAGTTCGGCGTGGATAAGTTTGAATCCGATGTTCTGAACCTTACCCTTGTGAAGCCCACCAATGCCACCAGCATTGATTCCACCAAGCTGAAGAAGAAATACCCGGACATTGCTTCCGAGTGTTCCAAGACCACCGCCAAGGCCGGTTATGTGAAGATCACCCTGAAGGAAGGTGGGCAGTAATGACCGTTGAACAGATTGAACTTCGGAAGATTTTAACCCAAATGTTGGCGGATAACGGGATCAACCGTGAAACCATCAAAGGCTTTGTGGAAGAAATTGTTTCTGAAAAAGTTGATCGGGCGATTGACCGGATTATTCATGAAACCAACATGGATTCTCTTATAGCAAGGCAGGTTCAGGACACTATCAGAACCACCATTTCTGATGAAGTGCGTTGGAATGTTCGCCGGGTGCTTGGAAGTGTTTCAATTTCTATTGAAACCCATGGGAGTTTCAGGGGTGGTGAATCCGATGGCAAGGGATGAAGTGTGGGATGCCCTGAAAAATCATGCCAAACAGGTTCATTCAGAACGGGTTGCAAAGAACCCCGACCGGATCGCCTATGCCATTCAGCAGTTTGAAGCCCACGGCATTGAATACCAACTGAAAAATGAGCAAACAGGCCACTTTCATTGTTGGCGAAAGTCTGATGATAAACTGTTCCAATTCTACGCTGGAACGGGTAAAATTCAGGGCTTCACCCAAGTCAGAGGTATTCACAGCCTGATTCAGATGTTGGAGGGGTGAGCCGATGGCCGGTGAAAAAAACTTTGAAAATCGCCTGAAGGAATGGCTGGAAGCTGAAGGGATATATCCCTTGGGTGAACCTGTTGACCGCATGAGCGCCCCGCCCTGTGGCTTCTATGAAAAGCGTTGGGGTGGAAGCCGGTATGTGAAAAGCGGCCTTCCCGATATGCGGATCACCGTGAAGGGCATTGCCCTTGAAGTGGAGCTGAAGGCCACCGATGGAACCCCATCTGTGCTTCAGAAGCGTAACTTGGCCCAAATCAACGGTTCACAGGGGTTCGGGTTCATCCTTTACCCGGAAGGCTTTGAAGCCTTCAAGACTATTGTGAAAGGGGTGAAACAATGCGAGTTTCCCACAGCCGGGTTGAAGTCTTTGATAGATGCCCATACAAATACCGCTTGCGATATGTGGAAGGGATAGACACGATCCCGAACACGGATGCAGACAACGCCCTGATCCTTGGCACCGCCCTTCACACCGGCATTGAAGAAGGGGTTGAACAAGCCCTTGACTTCTACAAGAACAGCTTCCCGGTTCATGAAATGATGAAGCTGGAAGCCATGATCCCCAAGGCAAAGGCCATGTTGCCACCGGGCGGAACCTTTGAATTGCCTATTGGGAACGCTGATTTCATCGGCTTCATGGATTATCTGGTTCCCGTGGGGAAGGGCCTGAAGCTGGATGGGCTGATCACCGGTGAAGATTTGGATGAATTTGAAGCGTTTGATTTGTACGATTTCAAGTATTCCAACAACGCCAAGAACTACGCCGTTTCCGGTCAGCTTCACGAATACAAGTATTGGTATGAACTGACCCATCCCGGCCACCGGATCAGAAATATGTATTTCCTGATTGTTCCAAAGCCCAAGATCAGGCAGAAAAGCACCGAAACCCTTTCCCAATTCCGTGACCGCTTGCAAGCGGCCTTGAAAGATGCTGAACCAACGCTGATGCCGGTTCAGTACAACCCCATGAAGATTGTGGACTTCCTGATCGATGTGAAGCACATGGTTGAAGCCACAGACTTTCCCAAGAACCCAAACCATTTTTGTGGATGGTGTGAGTATGAAGAATATTGTCAGAAAGGATGGGATTATATGTTACTTCCCAAGAATGAACGCCGTGATCTGAACGCCACCAAGAAGAAGGTTGTGTGGCTTTACGGCGCACCCTTCAGCGGCAAAACCTTCTTTGCCAATCAGTTCCCCGATCCCCTGATGTTGAACACGGATGGCAACATCAAGTTTGTGGATGCCCCCTATATCGCCATTCGTGACACCGTTACGGTGGAAGGCCGTATCACTAAGCGCAAGTTGGCCTATGAAGTGTTCATGGATGCCGTGGCCGAACTGGAAAAGAAACAGAACGATTTCCGAACCATCGTGGTTGACCTTCTGGAAGATGTTTATGAATCGTGCCGGGTTTACATCTGTGACCGTCAGGGCTGGAAGCATGAATCTGATGATTCCTTCCGTGCATGGGATATGGTCAGAAGCGAGTTCCTGAACACCCTGAAGCGGCTTGTGAATCTGGACTATGAAAACATCATCCTGATCAGCCATGAGGACAGAAGCCGTGACCTGACCCGCAAGGGCGGCGATAAGATCAGTTCCATCAAGCCGAACCTTCAGGATAAGGTGGCAAACAAGGTGGCCGGTATGGTTGATCTGGTGGCCCGTATCGTGGCGGACGATGATGAACGGGTGCTGTCTTTCAAGACTTCTGAAGTGATCTTCGGCGGTGGCCGTTTGACTGTCCGTGATAAGGAAATCCCGCTGACCTATGACGCTTTCTGTGAAGTCTACGAGGAAGCCAACCAGAAGGCCGCAGGAGCCGTGAAGCGTGGCGGCAATACCCCGGCTACCCCCGCACCTGAAACCACCGACACGCCCACCACAGCGCCCAGCAGAAGGGGCAGAAAGGCCAAGACTGAAACCCCGCCCCCGGCTGATAACTATGATCCGGCTGAAGATGCGGCAAAGGCGGCTTGTGGTGATCCTGATGGAACTTGGACACCGGGCGGCGGTGAAAAGGATGATTCTGTTCCTGTTGCTGAACCGGCCACCGGTGACACCCCGCCTTGGAACGATCTTCCCAAATGCCCGGACGGTGAACGCATTTTCAGACAGCACGATCAGAACCCGGAAATCCCCCTTTGTCCGTCCATTGACGCTGGCCACCGTTGCCACAAGGAAGGCGGCCCCGATGGTTGCCCCCTGTGGGATCGCCCCAAGGCACAGGCAGAGGAACCCGCACCCAAGACGGATGCTAACCCGCCCCGCCGTACCCGGAAGAAGCGTGAAGAATAATGGCTGATGTGCTGATGATTGCCGGGAAGCCTGAAACCATCTTCAAGGCCCGTGATTTTGAATATCTGGTTGAAAAATACATGGGTTATGAAGCGGCCAAGTATTTCCGGGAATACGCTGAAAAGGCTGATGAAGAAGTCAGATCGGCCAAGGCCGGTGAGAACACAGACCTTGCTTCCTATGAAGCTGACCTTGAAAGCAATCACAGAGCCTTTCAGGACATTCAGACGGAAGCCGCAGTTATCACGGGTGTTCTTCAAGAAAAACGGATAAACCGTGAGAAGATCGCCCATGCAATCAGGGAAATTGGAAAAATTCTTTCCAACCAAATATAAAAACAACATTTTTGGAGGTAAAAAACTATGGCTATTGATTTTGACAAGATTGATCGTTCTGTTGATCTGAAGGGCCTTCAGGCTGATGTGGAGGATGCCAAGAAGAACGGCGGCGGGGATTTCCCCACCATTCCCGCTGGCAAGTATGAAGTGAAGCTGGAAAGCATGGAGATCAAAGGCACCAAGGCCGATCCCAACCGCCCCATGCTGGCCGTGTCCTTCAAAATCCTGTCCGGTGAGTTCAAGAACCAGCGCCTTTTCATGAACCGTGTCCTTTACGGCACCAAGAATGACAAGAACATGATCGCTTCCGCTATGGGCTTCCTTGAAAAGCTGGATTCCGGTGTTCCTGTCAGCTTCACCAGCTACAAGCAGTTTTCCCAGCTTGTTCTTGATGTGGCGGAAGCCATTGATGGAAACTTGGAATATGCGGTGGACTACGATGATTCCCGCTTCAATTCCATCACCGTTGAAGAAGTTTTCGAGGTTGAAAACTGACCACATATTTTTTATAATCAAATCGAGCACATATAGTGCTTGATGCGGTTTTGAACCTTAACTTTCAAGCACAAACTGTGGGGCTTCGGCCCCACAATGGCCCCAAGTGAAAGCCTTCCCGTGGCGGGGCTGATAAGGCGGAAACGCTGACCGATTTCACAAAAGCTGAAAGGATGTGAGTTGATGATCTTCTATGATTTTGAAGTTTTCCGGTATGACTGGCTTGTTGTCCTAATCGACCTGAACGCCCGGAAAGAAACCGTGATTATCAATGATCCCGACAAGCTGAAGCGTTTCTATGAGGAACACAAGGGCGTGATTTGGGCCGGTTACAATTCCCGGAACTATGATCAGTACATCCTAAAGGCCATTCTGTGTGGGTTTGATCCAAAGCCTGTAAACGATTGGATCATTGCAGAGAACAAACCCGGTTACAGATATTCAAGCCTATTCAGGGAATACCCGCTGATCAATTATGATGTGATGCCGAACCCGCCAATCAGCCTGAAGGCGCTGGAAGCGTTTATGGGCCATTCCATTAAAGAAACTTCTGTTCCCTTCGACATTGACCGGCCTTTGACTGAAGCAGAGTTGGCCGAAACGGTCAAATATTGCCGCCATGATGTGGAACAGACGGTGGAAGTGTGGTTACGGCGGAAGGAAGATGAATTTGATGCCCAAATGTCACTTGTGAAGGCGTTTCACCTTCCCATTTCTGACATTGGCCGCACCAAAGCACAGCTTTCCGCCAAAATCCTTGGGGCCGTTCAAAGGGAACACAATGATGAATTTGAAATCGAGTTCCCGCCCAGCTTGCGGATCGAAAAATACACGGAAGTTTTGAATTGGTACAAGAACCCCTTGAACCGTGATTATTCCAAAACCCTTGAATTGGATGTGGCCGGGGTTCCCCATGTATTCGCTTGGGGTGGCCTTCACGGGGCCATTCCCAAATATCACGGGGAAGGATGGTTTGTCAATGTGGATGTGGCTTCCTATTACCCGTCTTTGATGCTGGTTTATAAGTGGCTTTCCCGCAATGTTCACGATCCTTCCAAGTATGCGGAAATCTACCACACCCGCCTGAAGCTGAAGGCGGAAAAGAACCCCATGCAACAGCCTTACAAGATTGTTCTGAACAGCACCTATGGCGCTATGAAGGATAAGCACAACGCTATGTATGATCCCCGGCAAGCCAACAATGTTTGTGTGGGCGGTCAGCTTCTTCTTCTGGATTTGATTGAACGGCTGGAAGATCATTGTGAAATCATCCAGAGCAACACGGATGGTATTTTGGTCAAACTTCGCCGGTATGAAGATTTTGAAATGCTGGATGATCTGTGTTGGGAGTGGGAGCAAAGAACCGGGATGCGCCTTGAATTTGATGAATTTCAAAAAGTGTATCAGAAGGATGTGAACAATTACATCATTATTCCTTCCGGGCCGCTTCGTGATGAAAAAGGGAAACCCCGCTGGAAGTGCAAGGGTGCCTATGTCAAAAAGCTGTCTGATCTGGATTATGACCTTCCCATTGTCAACCGGGCCATTGTGAACTATTTCCTTCATGGGATCAGCCCGGAAACAACCATCATGGAATGTTCCAATCTTCGAGATTTTCAGAAGGTTGTGAAAGTGTCCAGCAAATACAAATATGCCCTTTATTCCCCAGTGATTACGGAAGCCAAGATCAGGGATGAAAAAGGCCGTTCCAAGAAAATCACCCGCTTCAGCGGCGGTGAGGTTCAGACGGATAAAACTTTCCGGGTGTTCGCTTCCAAGGATCAGAGCAAGGGCGGAATCTTCAAGGTTTCCGGGAAAATCGTCAAGGGCCGGGAAAAGAACCCTGAAAAGTTCGGCAACACCCCGGATCATTGTTTCTTTATCAATGATGATGTGACCAACCTTCCTATCCCGGATGAACTGGACAAGCAGTATTACATTGATGTTGCTTGGGATCGGTTGAAAGATTTCGGGGTGGAACGATGAACAATAAAACCTTTCGGGGGGGGGAGCGTTGAAGCATGGAACTGTTTAGGGGCTATGTGCCTACCAGAAATAAACAATGCCTTGAAAAATTCAAAGGCGTTGAAAAACTGAAAACCCGTTCAGAAGTCCAAGACCTTGATGAATACGCCGGTATTCTTGGAGAAGAAACCATCCTGATTGATGTGGACGATGCGGAAACATCTGAACTTTTGTTCAGAATTGTTCAGGATTTAGAACTGAAGTGCAGAGTGTACGCCACCACACGGGGAAAACACTTCTTGTTCAAGAACTGTGGTGTTAAAAAAAGCTGGACGAAATGCACCTTGGCCGTGGGTATCACCACGGATGGAAAGGTTGGAGCTAATAACAGCTATGAAATCTTGAAGTCCGGTGGCGTGGAACGGCCCATTCTGTATGACTTCCCTGAAGGGGAGATTCAGGAACTTCCCAAATGGCTGACCCCGGTGAAAAGCAACTATGATTTTCCGAACCTTGGGGAAGGTGATGGGCGGAACCAAACCCTGTTCAACTACATTCTGACCCTTCAGAGTGACGATTTTACCAAGGAAGAAGCCCGTGAATGTATCAGGCTGATTAACCGTTATGTGTTGAAGAAGCCCCTTTCCGACAAGGAACTTGATGTGATCCTTCGGGATGATGCCTTCAAGAAAACATCCTTCTTCCGGGATAAAACCTTCCTGTTTGATAAGTTCGCCACCTACCTGAAGAACAACAACCATATTGTGAAGATCAATAACCAGCTTCACATTTACAAGGATGGTATCTATGTTTCCGGTGCCGGTGAGATTGAAGGGGCCATGATCAAGCTGATCAGCAACCTGAAACGGGCGTGGCGTTCGGAAGTCCTGTCCTATCTGGAAATCATGATTGAGGAAAACACCAAGGCCACCAACCCGAATATCATTGCTTTCAGCAACGGCCTTTACAATATCCGGGATGGTTCCTTCAAAGAGTTCACCCCGGATGTGGTCATTACAAATAAAATCCCGTGGCCGTACAACCCCGCCGCCCATGATGATCTGTTGGATCATACCCTGAACCGGCTGGCCTGTGATGATCCTGAAGTCCGGGCCTTGCTGGAAGAAATGGTGGGCTATTGTATGTACCGCCGCAATGAACTTGGCAAAGCCTTCATCCTGATTGGCGATAAGAGCAACGGCAAATCCACCTTTCTTCATGTGGTGAAGAACCTTCTTGGGGATCAGAACATTGCTTCCCTTGACCTGAAGGAATTGGGCGATAGGTTCAAAACCGCTGAACTGTTCGGCAAGCTGGCGAACATCGGTGATGATATTGGTGATGAATTTATTGCCAATGCTTCCGTGTTCAAGAAGCTGGTCACGGGTGATCGGGTGAATGTGGAGCGCAAAGGCCAAGATCCTTTTGAGTTCAACAATTATTCCAAGTTCCTGTTCAGCGCCAACAATATCCCCCGTATCAAGGACAAAACCGGAGCCGTTCAGCGGCGTTTGGTGATTGTTCCCTTCGATGCCAAGTTCACCCCCAATGATGCTGACTTCCGCCCGTTCATCAAGGATGAACTGTGTGAACAGGATTCTATGGAATATCTGGCCTTGCTTGGCCTTCAGGGGTTGAAGCGGGTTCTTGGGAACGCACAGTTCACTACTTCCACCAGGGTTCAGGGGCAGTTGGACGAATATGAGGAAAACAACAACCCCATTATTGGGTTCATCAATGAAGTGGGCCTTGACGGGATTGAAAATGAAGCCACCGATTCCGTGTATCGCCGGTATAAGGAATATTGTATTGCAAACAACTTCCAAGCCCTTTCCAAGATTGAGTTTTCCCGGCAGATCACAAAACGCTGTGGCTTCACAACGGTTCCAAAGTGGATCAGAAACCGGAAAACCCGTGTATTTGTGAAAGGCGGTGACACAGAATGAGTGGTTCTAAGAAGGTGTTCACCACATTAGGCAGTTCCAACCATGTTCCTGAAGAACGAGAAGCATTTGATTACTACGCCACCGATCCAAGGGCCGTGGAAATGCTTCTGGAACTGGAACAGTTTTCCCCGGTCATTTGGGAACCGGCCTGTGGTGAAGGCCACATTTCCAAAGTGCTTCAGGCCCACGGTTATGAAGTCATTTCAACTGATCTGATTTACCGGGGCTTCGGTGATCCTGAACCGCTGGATTTCCTGAAGGAAACGCTGGACGATTTTGAAGGCGATATAATCACAAACCCGCCATATTCAATGGGGCTTGAATTTGTTCAAAGGGCGCTTGAAAGCGTCCGCCCCGGTGGGAAAGTGGCTATGTTCCTGAAGGTTCAGTTCTTGGAGGGGCAAAAACGGGGTGAGTTCTTCAGGCATACCCCCCCCC